GAAGATGAAGAATTTAAAAAATGTTGGGCACTCGATAATCTTCAGCCACTATGGGAAGAAGATAACTTGCAAAAAAGCAGTAAGTTAAACTGGAGTAAAAAATGAAACCAGTCTCCAGACGCCAGGCGCGATATTTCGCAGCCATTCTATATAGTAAGAAAAAGGGTACTTCATCTCGTGGAGATAGAGTGCCTGATTCTGTTGCTAAAAAATATATTGGTAGCAAAGAAGAAGCAGACAAAGCAAAAGACGATAAAGATAGCGGCTTGCCAGAATCTAAAGGCAAAGAACATGCTGGCGGCAAATGGACAGATGCTCATCACAAAGCCCATAAAGATGGAAAGAAACTTAAGAAGTCTGCAGTTGAAACTCATAAAGCCGCTGGTTGCCTAGTTGTAAATCAGCATGGGCAAATTCTTTTAGGAAAGCGTGCAGATACTGGCGAATGGGCAACTCCAGGCGGTTCAGTTGATGACGGCGAAGACTTTAAAACTGCTGCTCTTCGTGAACTTAAAGAAGAAGCTAATATCACCGGTGAAGATCCTGAAGTTTTAATCGAAGGTGATTGGCACGGAATTAAAAGCCAGACATTCTTAGTGACCTTGTATCAAGGCGACCTAAAGAGTAATGGCGAGCTCACAATGTTCCAATGGTTTGAGCCTAATGCTCTTCCAGAAGATATGACTGTTTATACTAAAGAAGCTTGTCACAAGTATATTAAGGCTCAAGCTAAAAAGGGCAACCTTAAGCATATGATGGCTGTAGAGCATTTACATAAGAATATCAACCGTAACGGAGCAGGTGTTCCAGGTGATGTTACTTACGAAATGACTCATGGCGATGCTTTAAAGCTTGTAGGCACTGGAACATTTAGGATCTTGCGCGAAGGTGTTCGTGGTATGGACGATGAGAGTATTCGAGATATTCAGCTCGATACTTACACGCTTCATATTCGCAAGCATGTTAATGATATTTATTCTGGCCGCATTACTGATGGACATAAGCAAATTCACCAATTCGCCAACAAGAGTTTGCCAGCAGTAGCGGGCGAACTCATGAGTGTGTTCGAGTGGTATTTGCCAGAAGATGAAGCTGCTCTTAATATGATTCAAGACGAAGGCTTGGCAGACGATGCTATTGAAGGCGGAATCTCTAAGCTGCTTGATAATTATCGCAAGCACAACTTAGCTAACATATATGATGAAATGGAAACAATTCGTCAGGAAATGCGAAATGGTGCAGCAGTTGATCTTAAAGAAATCGAGCAACGAGTCCTTAAGCTTTTTGACAAACTAGAGTCTTTTGCAGTAGAGACAGCAAACAAGCACAACCACTTGTCTCACGATGTGGGTAAAGCGATTGACGAAATCGAACTTAAGCTTGCGCGCCTTCAAGATATGTTGGATATGAAAAGCAAGAAGCCAGAAGTTGTTGAAGCCTTCTCTCAAGCTCCAGAAAATCCAGTCGCTGTCCATGATGCTTTCTATCCTTACCTTACAAGACCCTCTGTCACTATAACTCCAACTGGCCACATTACAATTTCTTTTGGTAATGATTGGAATCCAATGGAGAAGAACAACTTCCTTGCTGACATGAAAGCAAAAGCTCTTAAGAAAGCTTGTGATGGAATGATAGAGAAGAGTAAGAAAAAGAAAAAGAAATGATTGAGGCTTTTCTCAATGAAATAGAGAATGCCCTAGTAGACGTAGGCGTTCCTCATAGTGAAGCTAGAAATGTAGCAGTGTCTACTGAAGCGTATATCACTGAGAATATATACTTGATTGCAAACGAATTTTTAGTTGATGCTCTTTCTTATGCTGCTTTTTTAAAAGCAAAAGAGTTTATAGATACTGCAGATGTAATTGATCTAGGTCATAGTTTTGAGATTGTGTCGACAAGTGGCAAGACAGACTTTTCCACTGATGCCAGACAAATGCTTCCTAGTCTTCTAAAGAATGCCAAGACAGCCAAAGATGGAAGTAGATATCAAGCTATTCCAGTAGGCGGAAGCAAGTCCTCGTTTGACAGAGAAGCTGCTATAGCAAGTGCTAATAAGGCAGCTAAAGAACTTGCTAAGAACGCTGGAAGAAGAGATATTTCTAACGAAGCGAGAAGTATCTACCAGAATGGAATGAATAGGCCTAAAGAACCACGAGGTGGAACCACAGAATTCAGGGTGGCTACTTCAAAGCAGAATCCAGCTACTCAGTGGGTTTATCCTGCTCAAGAAAAAGATATGACTGAGTACTTAAACTATATTAACCAGGAAATGAACAACGCAATTAGAATGTTCATGTACTCGGTAATAGAAGACGTGAAGGCTAGGTTTCAATGAGTGATACTCTTTATATATTGCCACAAGCAGCCTTAACAGGGCTTATAGCAGATGGGATTGCTTTTCTTAAAGCCAACCCCTCTTATATAGAAAGAATATTCACCTACTACAAATGTCCTGGTATGGATCATCGGTATGGACAAAAATACCTTGACCAAATTATGGCATGGTGGAACTCAACTCCGCTCCCTGTGAAGCAAGCGTGGAGTCTTAATGTTACCCATGTTCCGAGTATAACTATTAGACTAGCTTCAGAAAATGAAGATTTATCTAGAGAAGGTTTCCAAGACTATTGGGCTAAAGGCGAAGACGGCGAAATCGGTATCTCGTCCTTTAAAGTAAACCTAGACATTATGTTGATGGGTTCTAAAAGTACCGATGAAGTACTTTGGCTTTATCACATTGTTCAGTATCTTTTATTTGTTAGTAAACCTCATGCAGAGGCTTTAGGACTTCAGGCTGGTGAATTTAGTGCTACAGATTTTAGTAGAGACCAGGCACGACTCCCTGATAATGTATTCTCACGAAGCATTCGGTACACTTGTAGTGTGCAACAATTTTTTGATGCCGGCGAATACACAGATATCTACAAGATCATTGGTAATGTGGGCATAGAACCAGCTGGCGTCGACGACGTTTCTGTTGTAAGACACTTCGAAATAGAGGATGTGTAATGAAAGTTAGAAAAGATCCAGAGCTTATGAAGAAGATAAAAGAAGCTGAAGATAAAAGGCGCACTGATGCAATGGTGGAAGCTTTTACAGAAGCGCCAGCTGATGCCCTTTCTTTCGATCAGTGGTGGATGATGATTCAAAATGAGAAGCCATTGCGCCCTCATTTGAAAGAGATTTTGTGGGCTGACTTTAAAGCTCAGGGTCTTGGTAAGCATGCCCCTAAAGATGTGTACGATAAGGCCCTTAAGGTATTTGGCTACTAACATGACGTCGAAGACTTATCATGAAAACAAAAGAAAAGAAAAGGCTAAAGAGGTTGGCATAAATTTAGATACTCTTGAGTCAGTTTTTGAAAATGGTAGAACTCTATATAAATCTACGTGCACTGTATGTGGAATAGATACAGGTTTAAAGAGACTTAAGGTTTTATTAAACAAAGACCATCTCTGTAAATCTTGCAATGGAAAAAGTCATTTAGGTAAAATTGTTTCTGAAGAAACAAAAACACTATTGAGACTTAATAACTATAAAACAAATGGTAGGTCTCATCCTTTTTTAGGCAAACGCCACTCAGTACAAACCCAACAAGTCCTTAGCGAAAGACAGGCTAAGTACTGTCGTGAACATGGCAATCAATTTAAGGGTAAAACACATTCACAAGAAACAAAGGTCATAATTTCTAACAAAAATTCAGGTGTTCCTCCTAAATGGAAAGGAAGAACTTTTGAATACAATGGACCAAATGGTCGCTTTAAAATGAGAAGTTCTTATGAGCTTCTTTATGCTACTTTTTTAGATGAAAATAACGTAAAGTGGAAATATGAGCCCCGATTTAAGCTTAATGATGGTAGAATTTTCAGTCCAGATTTTGAACTACTTGAAAGTGGTACTATAGTAGAGGTTAAAGGTTATTGGACGGCAAAAGGTATCGAAAAATGGAATATTTTTTGTAAAGATTATAGCGATTTGCCCAAAGTTATTATAGATAAACACGACCTAATTGGTCTCGGATTGGAGATAAGTAGATGATAACATTCTCAGTAAATGGCGTTACGGTAAGCCGTCCGGGCGCTTACTCTAAAACAACTATCGCTACTGGCGGCGGTTTTCCAGTCGGTCCTGCTGGCCTTGTGGCCTTGATTGGCGAAGCTGATGCTGGTAAGCCAGGTGCTGATCTTACTAACCTTGCTGACAACGTTTACACTGGCGACCAACTCGCTACTCTTAAAACTGAGTATCGTTCTGGCCCAATCGCTGACGCTGTCTCTTGGCTTTTTGCTCCAGCATCTGACGCAGCTGTTCCAGGCGGCGCTCAAAATGTTTGGATTTACAAAACCAACTCTTCTGTAAGAGCTACTTTGGCACTTGCAAATACCTACGGTACAGTTCGTGCTCGTGAGTATGGAATCGGTGGAAACCGCATTAGCTTCCAAGCTACTGCTGTCGGTGAAACTGTTGCTACGCCTACAGCTTCTTCTGCTGCATTTAACGAAACTACAATCGCCTCTGGCGCAAAGTTTGATCTTTATGTGAATGGAGCTAAAAATACTTTCACATTCGCATCTGCACCTACTAACAACGCTGACCTTGTTGCTCAACTCGCTCTTGGTGCTAACTGGTCTGCTGGCGCTCCAACTGTTGTGGTTCCAGTTGTAACTGGTAGTTCTGGCGCTTCGATTGTCACATTTACAATGGCTGCTGCTCCACTTCAATATCAATTGGGTTTCGGCAGAAGCTATCAGCTTGTTAATGGTCTTTCTACTCCATTGACTGCTATGAACATCGCTGCCGCTTACAAAACACCATCTGTTGAACCATCTGTTTCTTTGCGCCTTGATAACAAGCGCGACAATATTCAAGAAACTGGTGTTATGGGCGGAAACGTTGTACTGAAAATTGGACGTGACCTTACTGGTTCGCCAACATCTGCTTCTGTGACCGTTGATGCTGATAATGTTATCTTGAAAGAAGGTGGAAGCCCTGTTTACACGCTTCCTAAAGCTTCTTACTCTACTTTGTCTCAATTGGTTGATGAATTGAATCTTGTAACTTACGGCGGCTGGAGTGCTGCTATGGGATCTACAGATTACAACTCGCTTCCACTCTCCGTACTTGACCAAGTGACAGACGTTGGCTGCTTGTCTCCAACTCAAATGCCTGCTCGATTGAAAAAAGATGCAGACGAAGTCTTTGACTTCTTTGCTTCTACTTCTATCGCTTCTTTGGAAGATCAGGAATTGACGGGTTTGCCTGCAGCTCTTTCTGAAAGCCTTTTGGCTGGCGGCCTCAAAGGTGGAACTTCTACTGCTTCTGTAGTAGCTGCTCTTGAGAAATTCGAAAAATTCCATGTCAACTTTGTATTGCCACTCTTTTCTCGCGATGCTACCGCTGATATCGCTGACTCGCTCACTGACGCTACTTCTACTTACACCATCGCTGGTATCCACCAAGCAGTTAAGACACACATTAGCTTGATGGCAACTACGAAGAAAAGAAGCGAACGCCAAGGTTTCCTTAGCCTTAAGGACACATACACGAATTGCAAAGCACAAGCTGGCGTACTTGCTGACGGCCGCATCCAACTTGCTATCCAAGACATCCGTCAAAACGATGCTCAAGGGAATATCAAGTGGTTCCAGCCTTATGCACTTGCTGCACTTCTTTGTGGTGCTCGCTCTGGCGCAAGTATTGCCGAGCCGCTTACTTACAAGTACATGAATTGCGCTGGCATTCGCCAAACTGCTCAATCCATGACTACTCCTGATGCTGATATCGTTACTGACTTCGATCCAGATTTGCAGTACGACAGTGCTATCCAAATGGGTATCACCTTCTTGGAAGCTCCTACAACTGGTGGATTCCGAGTTGTAGTTGACAACACAACCTACAGCCGTGATGAAAACTTTGTTTGGAACCGCGGTAGCGTAATCTACGCAATGGATACAACTGTCAAGAATCTTCGCGATGGTCTTGAAGGTCGTTTCATTGGTCAGAAAAATACTGTCAGCCCAAGCGACATCAGCAGCGAAGCAGCCCGCATCTTGACCGCCTTGAAAAACCAAGGTGTGTTGGTCGGAACTGCAGATGCTCCACAAGGATATCGCGGTCTTGTTTCGCGCATCGAAGGCAATGTGGCCTTTGTTGACGTGGCCGTCAAGATCGTAGAGAGTTTGGACTTCATCCAAATTTCCTTGGGCATCGAACGCGCAATCCAAGCTTAATCAAAACTCACGCCTCCCAGACTTAGGACAGGATTTCGATCCTGTCCTTTTTATTTGTGCAGTATAATAAAAATGCTGATCCCGGGGAATGGCCTCTGTCATTGACAAGCCCCCTGGGTTTTCTATTTAAGCCTTAACTTAAAATCTGCTACAATAATTCCTAGGTCAAAGGTTGGCCAAAAAATGTCAAGGTAAGAGGAACCGCAACCTCAAACCCAACCAAGTTCAGGAGTTATGTTATGGCAGGTGTAAAGCCAGGTTTTATTACCGGCGCGAGTGCGAGAATTAAGCTTTTTGGAAAAACGTTCGCCTACTGTACAGATGTTTCTTACAACATCTCCGTCGAGATGCTTCCCATCGAAACCATCGGTCGTTATGAAGTTCATAGCAATGAGCCAATCGGTTACCGCGTTGGTGGAAGCTTTAGTATCATTCGCTACAGCAAGTTTGCTAGCGCTGCTAGTATCCAAGATGTGGCCGATAACAAAGGCAACTCTCCAGCTGACGTAGACGCTGGCATGAAGGCTCAACTTGACCCTTCTCAGCTTCTTACTTCACAAACATTTGATATGGAAGTGTTTCAACGCTTGACTGCAGGCCGTTTTGAAAACGCTGCTGGCGCTGCTGACCAACAATCAATCCTCAAGCTTCAAGATTGTCGCATTACCAGTCGTTCTGGTAGTTTGAACCGTCGTGGCGTTTTGGTTGAGAACTACGCTTTCGTAGGTGTTCTTGGTCACGATATGGACGTTGATAACAACGGCGGCCTCGTAGGTAACTCGGGCGCAGAAGATCTTAAGTAATTAATTTACTTAATTTAAATTCTTCAAATTGATATTTTGTATTTGCTTGACCTTTGCCATTTCCATAAAGTTTATGAAATTCTATATGGCAAGAATTGCAAAGGCAAGCTAAATTACTTAATTCAAAGCGTTCGTCGGGAAAAAATTTCCAACTATTTAAATGATGTGCATTAAGTCTGCCACCATATTGTTGGCAAATTTGACAAGTATATTGTTCACGCTCAAAACAAGCAATCTTCAGTCCTAAATTGCGTAATTTTTCTCTTTCGAGCATATCAATAGGTTTTGTAAAACCATCAAATTGATCAATTGAAATTCCTCGTACTGCGCAACTTGTTGTAATTTTTTGCTCAATTGATGCAGGTATGCCTTTATTGGCCGGAACTACTCCTTTACGCTTTGCGCTCATTTTTTGAGAAGTTTCATCCGAAACACCGTTTTTGCCCTTGTTATATGGAACGCGCCCCTGAGCACTCTTGCCTATATTATCTTTCCATTCTTGAGACATATTTTGCTTGCTACATTTTCTACAATTTGGCATAGTTAAACCAGATTGCTTACTTTGGTAACCTCGATCTTTTCCACATGTGTCGCATGTTACCTTATATTTAGTTCTATAGCGCTTTTCATCAATCATGATTTTTATGGTATCATTTAAGTGCAGCATATATTCCTCGCATTGAGATATTATACTTAATAGAAAGATTTTTATGTCTGGTAAAGTGCCTTTCTTCCTAACAGGCGCCAATTGTAGAATATATCTGAACGGTAAGCTTATTGCTTTCGCCACTGATGTAAATTACCGCGTTTCCGTTAAGCATGCTTCGCCCAGACTTTTGGGTAAGTTTGAAGTTGAAGAGCACCAGCCATTAGCTTATGATGTTTCTGGGAGTATGACGCTAATACGTTATGCCCGTGGAATTAAAGATTTTTGGGGAAGCGCAGCTCCCGACAATGTATCTCAAGATGGCGATGGTATTGGAAGCATGGGTCAAAGTGGCGGCACTCTAGGCATCAAAAAAGCTTTAGGACTTCCTAATGGAGCTGGTCGATTTGATGGGAATGCTGACGAGAATCTAAACCCAGGCCGAATGTATCAAGCTAAGTCTTTTGACATTGAAATTAGGCAGCTTCTTCCTTCTAAGCATACTACAAAAGGTTTTGGTGTTAATAATATTAGCGCTGGTGCTCTTAATGATGCAGTGATGCCAGATCGTGTTTCTACTAGAAAAGATGAAACGCAAATCGTTCTATTAAGAGGATGCCGTATTTCTGACATGGGCTTTACACTTTCTAGAAAAGGTGTAGCAACCCAGCAATTTAGCTTTCTAGCACAATATGCAGATGACGACACAATGATAGCGGCAACTTCGGGTGTTGGACAGGAATTGAGTTAATGAGTGATAAAGTCAAAAATGCTTTTACGGCTCAAGGAACAGCAACTGGCACGATAGATGCGCTTGGTAAAGAACTTGTAAATTCTGCTTTTGGCGCTATAAGTCCTTTAAATAAATACGCAAAATACATGACAGGCAGTAGAGCAATTATAAAAGCTAATGATCAGCTTTTAGGATTTGCTTTTGCCGTTCGCTATAACATCTCTACATCTAACACTGAAATTCAAACTATAGATAGCTGGGTTCCATGGGAACTTGCTCCACAGACAGTAAACGTTAGTGGCACCATGAGTTTGTTCCATGTGCCTGGCAAAAGTGTTGACCAGCAACTTCTTCAAGCCAATCTTTTTTCTTTCATGATGCACAAATACATTACGATTGAAATCTCTGACCGCACAACCGGCAATGTTATCTTTAAGACCAATAAGGCAGTAATTACAGGAAAAAGTCAAAGCTTAATGGCAGGTGAACTTTCTACTGTCGAACTTTCCTGGAAAGCTATCGGTTGGTCTGACGAACTTATCCCATCTTTCCCCACAGAAAAACCAGAAAACCCTAAAGATCCTAATAGTGGCCTTAATGGCATTGTGACCAGTGCCCGCAAACTATTGGGCGTTTAATCTTAAGCTAAGTATAACAATCTCATAATATAACCTATTCAAAGGAATATCCTTTATGTATGGAAGTTTGCCTAAACGCCAGAAAAGTTTTGACATTGATCTAGAAGGCGATAGTACTGGCCTTCAGTACAAAGGCACATTCACTGTAAAGACTGGCCTTAGTTTGCAAGAGCAGCACTCCGTAGAACTTAATAGAACACGAATGATGGCTGATTACAAGAACCCAACGATGGGTCTTCAGCGTATCGCTATTAGTCTTTCTGAACTAGAGACTAGAATTGTTGAGGCACCAGCTTGGTGGAAAGAACTGAATAACGGGTATGATGTCATTGACATTAATATCGTTGAGGAAATCTTCCTTAAAGCTATGACTGCTGAAAATGATTGGAAGACATCGCTTAAGAAGAAAGCTGAAGAGGCAAAAGAAGAAGCCCGCCCTTTGTAAATAACGAGGACCCTGAAAACGATTTCACGGACCTCGACGAATACTCCGACATACACCTTATAGCATTTCGAGATGCACGCGCCCCATCAGGTCGGCTAATTCAGCTAATGGCCTGGTGGTGTCGTAAATATAATCGCCCCCTTAAAGACCCCCTATTACAAACATATACAATAGAAGAGCTTTCTTACGAGTATTTCCTAGATATGGAGATACAAAAGGCCGCCGAAGAAAATGTTCAGCTAGAGGCTGATAAAATAGAGGAAGCTAAGCAGAAGCAAGCTCAAGCCTGGGCTGACGAAATGGAAGAAGACGAAGAAGATGTCGAGTCAGAGGCTGCTGATTGGATGGCTAAAGAAATTGAGAAGAGTAAGACACTGCTAGGCGATAATTTTGGTGAAAACCTTGACATAGAGTTTTAAAGATGGCTAAAAGCAAAGAAGAATTAGAAAGAGAAATTGATAGGCTTCTTGAGCAAAACAAGATGACCTCTAGTTCTTCTATTCCTTACGGTGACAATACCGATAAATTCTATGAGTCAATTAAAACTAAAAATAAGCAAGAAATTGACAATCAAACAAGACTTAGAGAATTGCAAGCGCAAGCCAGTCGCCTTAAAGGCAATCCAGAATCTTTTTCACAATATCAAAGAACTGTTGGTCAAATTGATACTTTGCAAGCACGCGTTTCATTAGATGAAGTATATCGAGATGAAAGAGCAAGAACTTCTTTTACAGAAGCAACAAAAAAAGCTTTTTCAACTGATGCTATTGCTAGTGATGCAGCTAAGTTTGGTCGAGGTGCTGGTCAAGGCGAAGTGCATCAGTTAGCAAGACAATATACGACATCTCAACTTAGACAACGGTTGAGCGAAGCATCAGTTGGTGTTACTCAATGGGGTGAACACGCACAAAGTATTGCTTCTGAATATTCTGGTGCACCAGACCAGAAAAAAGAATATATGCAAATGATGTCTTATCGTCAGCAAGACATAGGACGCATGTCGCTATTAGATCAAGCAATGCGTGCGCAGAAACGTATGGGTATTGATGTTGGCTCACGCGAAGAAAGTCTTGAAAAATTTCGTGGTGGTTTTGAAAGAGACAGAATGTCTCAAGATATTTCTAGAGATATAGCTACTGGCAAAACAGGTTCTATAAATCAAGAAATGAAAAAGTTAGAAGAAGCTGCTGCTAAAGTTACAAAGGCTTTAGATGCGATGTCTAAGGCTACCGATCGAAGTGATGAAAACCTAGAAAAACTTGCAACTTCTGCAGAAGAAGCACGAAGTGAATATGAACGCCAAAAAGAAACTGTCGGGCAGATGCGGAGTGGTGGCGGAGGTGGAGGAAGAACTGGGAGAGCGATTTCTTGGATGGGCGGAGTTGGCGCCGGCCTTTCAGCAGCTGGACAAGTTGGAGAAGGCATCTTAATTAATAATGAAATGGGTATTACTTCTAATAGAATTGCCCAAGTTAATTTAGCAAACTCTAGAGCAAACGACATTTTGGCCCTTAGTCAAGGAGACATGTCGGCATATAGACGTATTACTACAGATCAATACAACAGAAGCGTTTTAGAAGGTCTAGACATGAGAAATACTTCTCGTGTAACAACTGGACTTGGTGTTGCCGGCACATTGGCAACTGGTGCTGCTGGTGCTTGGGCTGGCGCAAAACTAGGTGCTGCTGGTGGAGCGATGGTGGGCGGAGTTGGTGCTGTGCCCGGCGCCATATTTGGTGGAATTTTAGGCGGTGGAGCGGGAATAGCGGCTGGAGCAATAGGTACTCATGGCGCTCTTAATGATATTCAATCAGATCAAGTAATGCTTGCTAGAACGCAGCAAATGAATGATTTATATAATGCAATGAATATGATTAATGACACAAGTAATCAAATGGGTTTTGATTACAGGACAGGTGTCACATATGCTACTAGAGGTATCGGCGTCTCATCTTACAACGAACATGTTCCTGGCGATTCACAAGGTAGACGTAGAATTAACAGTGGACGCAACGAAACTGCTCGTTTAATGGAACAAGAGTCTACTTTCGAAGCACTCAAAGGACTGAATGCTCAAGAAAGAACTTCGCTTTTAAGTTACGGCGTTAACGCTATGGGTGCTCGCATGGGCGGTCAACGCGGTATCGACATGATGGCTTCTGGTCAAAATATGGCTAGAATGGGCATGGTTAGAAACGCTGAAGAATTTATAGGAATGTCTGCGAAGTTAACCGGTGCGTCCGGTGATGAAAAAACTATGCTTGCTGCTCTTAAAACTGCTTTTACTGAAGGATTGCAGGGAGCAGACGTATTACAAAATATTGCTGGCGGCATTGCAAATCTAGGTTCTGTAATGGCTTCTAACGGAAGTCAAATGTCAGAAAGTTTCGCTGCGCGATATACGAGTTCTGTTGGCACTTTAGCTAACATGGGCTACGATGCTAATCAAGCAGCAGCACTAGCTGCTAAAGGTACTGCAGCTTTAAATGCATCTATGACAGATACCTCTTTAGGCTGGTCTCAAGTTGTAAGAACGGCAAATTTAAATCAAAAACTAGGAACTCCTAGAACTATTCAAGATCAATTAGATAGACAAGCTTTACAAAAATTAGAGGTTGGCGACTACGATAAAATTGCTGATTTGCAAAAAAATGTAGATAGAGCAGCAAATCCAGAAGAAAAACAACAAGCACTTGAAGCTCTTGATAATTACAAGACGTTGAAAGGTGCGCGCAATCTTAGTCAAAAAGAACTAGATATTGGAAAACAAGAAGCTTTTGGTAAAGTCGCCAGAGAAAAAACACTATTTGCTGGAAATGATAAGCTTACTTTAGAAGTTCAGAGAAAAATAGAGAGAGGTATTCCGCTTGCCAATAACGAAGAAAGAAATATAGCAGTCCAATACGACCTATATGGCAAATCCGTTGCTTCATCTGCTTCTACTAAAGTAGGCAGCATGCCAGAAAAGGGTGTAGGAGCTACTTCTTTTATGGAAGAAGGTCTTGGTAATATCAAAAGTCTCGGCGATGAATTTGTTAAAAAAGGTCTTAACGTGTCGGCCGCTGAGTTCGAGCGCAATACCAAAATAATCAAACAAAACACCAATGTAGACAATTTATCCAAAGAATCTAAAGAGACAGGCGAAACTGGTAAAGTGCCTGAAAAAATGTTCTCGGAGACATTTGATAAGTTACAAGAAATTTTTATTAAAAATGGTGAAGTTTTACAGATGCTTCAAAAAAGCTTGTCTGAAGGCGGCGTCTTTGATACAAGCACAAAACGATTCGAGACTAGCGTAAACAGCATTTCGAGCAAGCTTCCACTATTAAATAATACATCTGGGAATAGCAAAAAGTGAATAACGGCATTAGAACTCCACATGCACAAGTAATAGTCTGGAATTATGCAGTTAGAGCATCTGCCGATAATTTGCCAACCAATAGTACAAAAGTAGAAGAGACAATTTTATTAGGAAGTAGCCTAACGAAAATTTCTACTTCTAAAAGCAAAAGTAGTCCAAATGGTGCATTTGAGTTTGGACTTGCTCCAACGCACAATTGGGTATCCAGAATTACTCCTGGTAGTTGGTGCGCTATACTAATGTCACCTAACGAAAAGCTGCCCCAAGATCCTAAAAATATCGGTAGTGTTAGTCAGTCAACTTTAAAAATGGTAGGCAGAATAGACTCGGTACGCAGCATATTGTCGCTTGATGGAGAAGGAAATAGAGTTTTATCATATATAGCAACAGGCACTGATTGGGGTTCTGTTTTTACCACTAGTGTTTATGTCGATCCGCTTATTTTAACTGCAGGACAAAGTAGTGTTGGCGCAGTTGGTGAAGCTATGTCTAGACTCTACGCGGATTTTTTAAATAGCGTACGGGCAAAATCTCCTGGGTTGCCGAGTACCACTGACAACATTAAAAACCTAATAGGTTTTTGGTCTACTGCTGGAGATAACGTAACAAAAAACATTAAAAATGCTGGACCAGTTCTTTCTTCGCTTGTAATGAATGCCAGCCAGCAATACGAAATGCCTAAACAGATGGTGCAATATCTAGGCATACGATCGACTGATCCGAAAGAATTTAATAAGCCTACTACCAATATTAGTAAGGCTATCAATGTAGTGCCCGGTGTACTTAAATCATATGACAAATATGAAGATTTTGCCGACTCTTACAATATCATCGACCCTAATAGCGTATTAGATGAACACAGCTTATGGCAATTACTAAATGCCAATTGCAACAATATATTAAACGAACTAGTTGTCGAAATGCGATGGCCAAGTACTAACAATGCTTCTTTTACTCTATATAAAAGAGTTCGTCCTTTTTTAACTAGAACACCTAAAAACTTGCCTCCAAATGCCAAAAATAATGCATCTTATATGAAAGATGTAAGAAGTCATGTCATTTTGTCGACTGACGCTATTTCGTGTAATGCAGGGACGAATTGGCGAGACAATGTTAATTTTATAGAAATAATGCCTACGGTTCCATTGGATTCGTTACAGTATCTAAATAGTCAGGCAAAACTAGAAGCACAAACTGCAGATACGCAAGGTTTTTCTAGAGATGGCTTTCGCTCTATGAGACTTAAGACTTCTCAAATTTTATTTGCGGATAGAAAATCTAATGAGTATACTGAAGTTGACTTTATTGGTGCTACACAGTGGAAGCACTTATTGAGAGAGTGGTACTTCAATACTCAAAATTTATTAAATGGAAGCATTACATTTGTTGGACAGGGAGTATATATTGGAGTTGGGGACAATTTGCTTATAGACTCTAGCGTTTTGGGTATGGCTCCGCTAGCATCAAACCAGGGGCCTGATACTTATCTAATGGCGCATATAGAAAATATTTCTCATGAATTTACCATAAACTCAGAAGGTTCGCGTAGTTTTTTTACATCTGTTCAATTTGTTAGAGGCATAATGGTAAATGCAAAACGTGAACCCATTAATCCTCAAACTGGCATAGCCCTTGATAGAGAATCATCGTCATTATCAGAAGATCAAGAAAAACCAAGTAATGTCGTATTCTCAGGAAGTTAATGATGGACTATATAGTTAAAGACAGTAGCATATATAAGCAAAACGACTTTTATACGCACAACGCGTCAGCGGACTACTCCATAAGAGTTGGAATGGTACGCGAAGCTGTCTCTATGGCCGATAAAACAATTCAATATAATGTGGAAGTGATAGTTGGCAATAGAAATCTTCCTATTTCTTGCGTAATGATGAACAAATGGGGCGGAATTTTTAACTATGAAGAGTTTACTCCACAACCATGGGGAAACGATCTACGATCCAGTGTTCTTCCTCCTGCTGCTAATAGTAACTTCAAAGTTAAATCTGGGGACGTCGTCCTTGTCGCATATCTCGAAGGGTCTAGCAGACAAGGCGTTATACTTGGAGGCCTTACTCACCCAGCTAGAAAAAGTACACTAGATACAAAGAAAATAGAATATAAGAGTGAATTTAATGGTTTATATACGCATATTAGAGATGACGGAAGTTATAAAATTGAATTTAAAGGAAAACCTATAAATTCCGATATCTTAAAGTTGCCGCCTACTGGCACAGACATGCCTGCTCCTATATACGATCCATTAAAAAGTGGAAGTTTCTACGGTTTTACGAATGACGGAAGCTATTTGTTTTCCGATGGTACTAACTATCAAAAACTAGTAAAAAGCAAAACATCTCCACTTTTGTCTTCTAAAATTGGAAGCTCTATTTTTCAAGTAAGCGGTGCTATTGGCAAAGAGGCAGTTGGAATCAAGACAACAAACTTAACAATGTCAAGCACTAAAACCGATATCACTGGAACTTTGGAATGTAATGTTAAGGCTCTTAAGACCAGCATTAAAGGTACTCAAGTTGCCATCGGAAATGACCAATTCGAACTTTTTGATAGTTTATACAAGATATTAGACGCTTTGGGTAAAGTGTTTCTTATTAGTCCTACTGGTAATACTTCTCCTATCGCCTCAAATCCTGACTGGTTGTCTACTGTTCTTCCATTGATGCTAAAACTTAAAGCGGCTACTGGTAAACTGAAAGACCCAGAAGCCTTTTCTGCTATTGACCCAGGAGACGTAAAACTGGAGTCGAAATAAAGACCCTACTCTTCCTAAGATATAATTTAGTAAGACAAAAACAGGCAACATAGGAGGGCATAAAATGACTAGTCTATTAAATGGCATTAAGCCCGTCTTGCCAACTAGTGGCGCTAAACCTGGCGTAACACCTGCTTCAAAATTAGATTCGCAATTTTATACTGTAGATCCATCTCTTTGGTATAGAGCATGTCCTTATAGGTTTGTGCTCTATATGAACAGTGGTGGCGAACTAAGTATGAATCTGCCAATTGCTCCTAGTAACTTACAAATCAATACACGAATGGCAACAACCGTAATTCCTACTCTATATGGAATTGTGGAAGATCATTCTTCTGTTAGGTTTTATGACATTGTTATTCAAGGCACTACAGGCATTGCTCCACAATACACTTCAGTTGATGAAACTGGAGGATTAGGGAAATCATCTACTGGCAGAGCGAGCTTTGATGCCTCTTCTGTTTCTTTAGGTGGCTTTTTACCTGAAGTTACAAATATGGTAAAACAAGCAAAAAAAATATACAGTGAACTATCGGGCACTGAGGCGGCTAACGAGTCAGGTTTTAGTGTGTACAGTACTGGTTATTACGCTTTCCATTCACTGTATAAGTTTTTTCTTAAATACAAAGACGAATGTGTCAACGGTTTAAATCAAGAAAATAAAGCCTCTGGAATTGTTAAAAACACTGAAATGTTCGATAAGACAGTGGGCAAATTCGTAAAGCAGAAAAATAATAACGATAAAGCCAATAGTACTGTGCGTAAAAAACATCCATTGGAATTTGTCAATTTTAAAGACAACCAGCGCTATAACGTAGTACCGGTTTCTTTTACATTGAATAGAAACGCAGAAAATCCAATGCTTTACAATTACTCTATTAAACTTGTGGCATTCAATTTACAAAGTGCCAATGGCAATACGGATAGTGAGGCTGAAAAAGCTTTTCAAGACGAATTTAAGGCACAAATGGGACTCAATGGTCTTAAGGGAAGTACGTTTTCTAAATTCGCTAATAAAGCACGAACAGTATCTACGGTACTTTCGCGCATAGGCATTAAAATATGAGTCAAGTGGATAAAGGGCTTCTTGCTCTAGGAAAACTTAAATTTTGGTTTGCCGTACAAGAAGGCAGTGAAATACTGCTTTCTCATGTATCCGACCTTATTCCACTTAGATGGACATACTTTAGAGACAATTGGAATTTTGTTAAGCAAAACTTGATTAATAGCGTAGACACTTACACTGATCCTGATTTACTGCATAAGCAAATTGATGCTATGGATTACCTCATTACTATCGAACAAGGTAACTCTAGCAGTAAGATAAACCCATTTTTAAATTCTGAAACTTATACCGACTATTTTGCGATATGGGATAGTACTCCCATATCCTCTATTCCGCTTACACGAGAAGAGGAAGAAATAGTCTCTGATAAGATTTTGACTGTATCACGCTATACTAAAACTGACTTTACTGATATACGTCACGCTTTTACTGATGCAAGAGATGAAATCGCCGATATTACAGGTACATCGGATACAACTTACAATCAAGTTTTTTATAGAAGCAGCGTGCAACAATTAAGAAGTGTAAAAGTCGTTGATGTAGAAGCTATGGCAAACTTTCAATCAGGCATTGAGACCATTGATTATATTTTAGCCAATGCGGGCTTTTTACCAACGTCTTATGTTGATCCATTCGCTTTAGCAAGACAGAATGCGCAAAATCCAGATTTACAAATTCCCTCGTATCAAAGCGGTACACTTGTAAAAATGAATTATGGAGAAAGTCTAGAAGGTCTAGCTAAACGTTTTCTAGGTAGTCCTGATAGATGGCTTGATATAGCAGTAGCCAATGGGCTTCGTCCACCTTATATTGACGAAGTAGGACAAGCTTTACCTCTTACATCTAATGGAAGCGGAAGTCAAATTAACTTAGCGAAGTTAGACACTTTTGGCAAACCGAACAAGGATAAGTTTTATATTGGACAGCCCGTGTTCTTGCAGAGCAATGCGGAAGTTTTTGTTAACCAGAGACACATTATTTCGATAAGAGATGTGCCTGTTTCAGGAGAGTTGATTCTTGAACTTAATGGCGATCCAAATTTAAATATCTATAAGACAATAGACAATGCTAATGTGCGTGTATATCAGGCTAATACTATCAACAGTAATTTTATGGTGATGATACCGAATCTATCGGCGCCTAACACATTGCCGTCCAATAACATACCGTTCTTCTTATTGTCGTCGGCAGAAGATGAGAAGCGGGCTGGAGTAGACTTTCTACTTAGCGACAATACATTGGATCTTATTTTGACGCCCACTGGTGATATGGCACTTAGTTATGGACTTCAAAATGCCATACAGAATATGACATTAAAACTTTCTATAGAGCAAGGCGAATTGTTTAGGCATCCTGAATATGGACTGACTAATGTGATTGGAAGCAAAATAACAAACATAGACCAGCAAAAGCAAGTGCTTGTCACAAGTATAACTGATATGGTAAATAGTGATGCTAGGTATTCTGGCCTAGAAACGCTTAATGTTCAAGCTGATAACAACGCTATTAAAATAAGTCTTGTTGTAAGGCTAGCAGGTTCTGGCACACTTCTTCCACTTAATTTCTCAGTGAACGTAGGATAAAATATGGCAATCGAAATCAAGTCTTATAATGAGTTGCTCGGTGAGA